GGAAAACATGGTCTGTGCTGTGTTTTTAAAACTTAGTGCTTCAACCATTAAGTTCAATGTTGAAAGCGTTTCTGCCCCTTCAGTATTGCAGGAAGCCCAAGAAATGATGGTTTCTACAATAAACATAAGCACACTTACAACTTGGAGTTAAAATGACACTAACAGACGAGGACATTGCCTTTCTTAAAAAGATCGGACAAGAAGTACCGCAAGACAAGCCAAAACCAACAATCGCCAAGAAAGACGAGGAATAATCAATGGCAACCTTCCTAAATAACAAAATCGGTTTTAAGGTCGCAACTGTTGACCTATCCGCATTCGTACAATCATTCGTATTAAATCGTGTTGTGGATCAAATTGAAATCACAGCAATGGGTGATACAAGTCACAAATTTGCAACTGGTTTGAGCGCAGATACAATAACTGTAACCTTCCTAAACAATGACATTGCTTCAGGTGCAGGATCAGTTCGTGCAACTCTACAAGCTGCTTTTGGTACAACTGTTGCTTTCTCAGCAATCCAGGATTCATCAGCGGCGGTTTCAGCGACAAATCCTATTTATACAGGTACAATTCTTGTTGACAACCTAACCGACATTAACGCCCCATCTCCAGCTGATATAGCAACCTTCGATATTACATTTACATGCAATAGCAAGACTGCCCCAGCTACAACAGGAACATGGGCATAACAAAGGAATAAAATGATTAAACTTAAAATAACCAAGGCTTCAGGTGACGTTAACGAGTACGAAGTTACACCTGCTATTGAGTTTGCATTTGAACGAGAAATGAAATCTGGTTTTCATAAATACTTCCGAGAGGAAGAAAAACAAACTGGAGTTTATTGGTTGGCTTGGGAAGCTGAAAGGCGCAATGGCGTAACTGTTGTGCCTTTTGGCGATAAGTACCTAGAGACACTTTCTAAAGTGGAAATTCTCGATGGTGATGACCCAAATGGATAACGAGGGATTCGTTTCACTACCTTGTTGCTAGGTTAGCAATTACTACACGAATTCCTCACTCTGAGTATATTAATATGGATAGAGATATGTTAAAGGCTACTTTGGCAGTTCTCAACGATGACGCAAAGGCTAGGGAAAATGGCAACAGAGGTAAAAGGCTTAATTGAACTTAAGAGAACTCTTAAGAATTATGACTCTGACCTTTCTGTCCAATTAGACGATCAAATGAGCCTTGCCCTTGGCGGGGTAGTTAAAAAAGCACAGTCTTATGTTCCAGCAAGTTCTCCTTTAACCAATTGGAGTTATAGAAGAAGAACTGAGTTTTTCACAAATGCTGAAGGTAAAAAAACAAGAAAGTTTCCTTTGTATAACTCAGCTAGAGTTGTAAAAGATATTAAATACAGTGGTACACCACGCAGAGCCAATAGAAATGGTTTTAAAGCGGTTTATTACATTATTAACAAATCAGCTGCTGGTGCAATTTACGAAACAGCAGGACGCAAAAACCCTAATGGCCAGCCATGGGTAGGGCCTAAAGGTGACCCAAATGACCACAGTGTCAGTCACTCAAATAACCCAAACGCAGGAAAACAATTTATCCAAGCTTTTGGTCAAATTTACCAAGGTAACATTGAAAGTTCTACAAAGCGTGGCCGTTATATGAAAGGCCGTTTAATTTTTCGTGCATGGGCTGAAGATGGTGGCAAAGCAAACGCAGCTGCTTTAACTGCAATTTACAATGTAAACGAACAATTTAAAAAGAAACAATACTTTAATAAGGTGGGTAGATGAGTATAGTAATTGATATTGCCGCCCAGTTTACAGGAAAGCGTGCTTTCGCTCAGGCTGAGAACGCAGCTGATAAATTAGGTAGGAACGTTAAGCGTGCCTTAATCGGAGTCGGTGTTACAGCCTTTGCTAAGTCAGCCATAACTGCCTTTGCTCAAAACGAAAAGCAATTACAATTATTTAACAACTCGTTGGAGAATATAGGGTTTCAGTTTGCCATTAGAGATTCTAAAGCATTTTTAGATACGCTGGAATTGCAATATGGTGTTGTCGGACATCAACTAATTCCTGCCTATCAGCAATTATTAACCACTACAAGAAGCCTAGCCGCAACTCAGAATTTGACTAACCTTGCCTTGGATATTGCAGCTCGTCAAGGGGTTAGCGTTACTCAAGCTGCCGACGCATTAAGCAAGGCTTATCTAGGTAATACTAAATCAGTAGGCGCATTAGGTTTAGGAATAAGCAAAGCCACACTAGCTTCAGGCGATTTTGCTTTAATAATTAAAGAGATCGCAGCAATAACAAAGGGCTCAGCTGCTAAAGGGGCAGACACCCTGGCTGGCAAAATGGCTAGACTTTCCATTGCGGGTGATAAGGCTAGAGAAGCTATCGGTGCAGGTTTAGTATCCGCTTTAATGGCTATCACTGATACAACAGATATTGACGAATTACAAAAAAAGATTATTTCTTTTGGTGAATCAACTGCTAAATCTTTAGGCGATATTGGCAAGTTAATAAAAGACAACATCACTTTGATTAAGATTTTTGGGGCAGCCTTTCTTGCAGCTCTAGCAGTCACAAAGGTAGCGGCCTTTATCATGGCTATCCAAAATATAAATAAGGCAGTTACAGCTTTGCGCAATAGTGCAATAGCCGCTTCAATCGCCTCAATGTTTATGTTGAACCCATTAGGCGCAGCAGCTATGGCTTTAGGCATGTTGGCTACTATTGGCATAGTCATTAAAGGTATTGATTTACTAATTGATAGGGCTACTGAAGCAGGAAAGACTATATCTAATTTAGAAGATCCTAGCGATAGAGGCAGAATAAGCCGAGGGGCTGATATTGCTGCCGCTAAAGCCGCCAAGGACGCTAAAGCCGCTGCCGCCGCTCAATTGAAGGCAACTAACGCTGCAACTAAGGCAATGAAAGATCAAGCAAAACTTAAAAAGTCTCAAGGCATTTTAGATATTGAGCAAGCAGGAATCCTTGCAGCTTTACAAGGAAACATTACGGATAACGAAAGATTACGTTTGGAATTACAGTTGGCTTTGTTAACTGATAATTCTAAAGAAGCGGATCGTTTAAGCAATCAATTATTGTTATCTCAATCTCGCACTACTGGACTTGCTACCTTTATTGCTAACCTACCCAAGGCATTGAACCCTTTTGCAGATTATCCAGCGTATGTGTTAATGGCATTGGCTGAACTAGCCAAGTTAAAAGCAGCCCAAGACGCCTTGGCTAGAAACCAAAATGCGACACCTGTAAAAACCTTAGAGGAAGCCAGATCAGAAACAGTTTCTAGTATTGCTAGGGTTAATGAGATTTATACAGACTTAATGTTTAAGATAAACTCAACTAATAAAGATAACAGTCCTGTTGTTAATGTGCAAGTACAAATTGGAAATCAAGAAATTACTGATTTTGTAACTACTCAACAGATTAACAACTCAGCTTCAGGCATACAATCTAAAATAAATAGACTGGCATTAATAGACTAATGGCATTACCAGCGCAACTTAATGTAAGTCTAAACTTTAATTCGGGTGCGACCTTCGGCAATCCGTTTACCGTTGGAGACCCTGTTAACGGCAGACTTGGCTTTGGTATACTCGGAGACGGCACAGCCCCAGCATTAGTTATTGATGTGACTGACGTCACACGCAGTATACAAATCAAGCGTGGCCGTAATATTTTGCAGGATACCTACAACGCAGGTAGCGCAACTGTAAGAATTTTTGATCCAACGGGTAGATTTAATCCCCAAAACCCAAACTCTGACCTGTTTGGTCAATTAACCCCATTACGTAAATTGCGTATTTCAGCTGCTTATGCAGGAAATAACTATTACCTTTTTAGCGGTTACACAACAACTTATGCTTATAGTTATGACCAATCTGAGAACGTAGCATATGTAGACATTACAGCTGTTGACGGATTCCGTTTATTTAACCTAGCAAACATAACTACGGTTACAGGTGCAGCCAATGGCGATGACACAGGTGAGCGCATAGGCAAGATACTGGACACCGTATCGTTTCCAAACAGTATGAGGTCATTAGATGTTGGCAATTCCTTATGTCAAGCAGATCCATCAACAACTCGCACAGCCTTGTCAGCAATTGTTAACACAGAATTCAGCGAACAGGGAGCATTCTATTGCGACTCTGAAGGACAAGCAGTATTTAAAAATAGAAACAACGTAGTCGCTTCAGCTGGTGGCACACCCATTGTCTTTAATCAGACAGGCGATATACCATACAAGAACCTTCAGTTTGCCTTTGATGACAAGCTCATTATCAATCAAGCCACTATTACCCGTATTGGTGGCACAGCACAGTTCGCTGAGGACGCAGGTAGTGTGGCTACATATTTCCCTCATAGCGTTAACTACAATGATTTAGTCGTACAGACAGACACAGACGCTAACAACATAGCCCGTATCTATGTCGCTACGAGAAGCGATACCACTATTAGAATTGATTCAATGCAGGTAGACCTTCTTGACCCAACTGTGCCTACTGACACAATGTTAGGCATTGACTACTTTCAAAATGTTGATATATCTAACATACAGCCTGACGGTTCTACAATAACCAAGAACTTACAGGTGCAAGGCATTAGCTGGGATATAACCCCTAATCGCTGGTTAGGTACATTTACCACTTTGGAACCTATAACTGATGGGTTTTTGATCGGGAACACCACTTATGGTGTCCTCGGTGATGATATACTAGGATACTAAGGAGTAATACAATGGCAACAGGTTTTCCAGCTTCAACAGGTGATGTTCTCTCAGCTGCAATGTTTAATGGGCTTGTGACCTACACAGTAGGCGCAGCCAACACAGACGACTATACAGCAACCCTTTCAGACAGTTATCAGGTTTTAGAGTTAATGAACAAAGGTACAGCTGTCGCCTTTAAGATACCAACTAACGCCTCAGTTGCGTTCCCAATAGGTACAGCGATTACTATTCTTAACATTGGTGCTGGTACTTGTACAATTAGCGCAGTC